TGGCATTAGTCATCCCTCTTCGTTCCCTTAAACTTCCTCATATCCTTCCAGCTTCCCTCGTCCGTATAAACACTCCCTAAGAACCCCAATCCCTTGAGGCTCTCAGGCTGCAAAGAGTAATGCAGCAACATCGTATCCTCACTTGCCCCCCTCACCTTGATCCCCATCGACCTCCACAGAAAAGCTATGTCGTATAATCCGTTCTGGAAGAGCTTGCCCTGGCTTGGATTACCAAGCAGTTCACGGATATAGCGCCACACGTCTCGCTCAAGCTCCGCGCTAGGCCAATAATTTCTTCCCATTCGCTTTCCGTCACGGAATGGTATAACGATGGCCCTTGTTCTGCCAGGAGCGATTCCAAGGCAAGTAACCTGCCGTCCAGCTGTTTCAATGTCGACAGAAATGAGAGGAGCGCCTTCGATATATCGTTCGTGGAACTCATAGATATCCTCCAAGGTTGGTTCGATCCAGATCTCTCTTATAGGCCGGAGAATTTCCGGGTGGGTGGACTCTCTAAGGGCTTTTTGGAAGTCGATGACAGCCACAGGTCGTAGATTCCATTGCCTAAGTATTGCTGCTGGGTGATAAGTGGGGAGTAATTTAAATCCAGAAGCACAGTGAGTTGAGATAACTGTGCTTCCACGAGATTTGGATATAGTCGTTTTACCAGTAAGCGCCCACAGCGCTGTATTCCCCAACGCAACCACGACGTTGGGATCAACCTCGATAAGTTCATCGGAGAGCCTTTCTAGTTCGTGGAGGAAGTCCTTTCGGACGTAGTCGCCGGTGTAGTGATGGAAGGATTTGTCGTTGCCGCGCAGGAGCTTAGGGTATCCAGGAATTGCTTTATCTTTGGGTCCACAAAGGAAAGAAAGGTCATTACTAGGAGGATGAAGGTTAAATACATTAGTGAGGTGGCAATCAGCTCGGTGAATCCCAGCCTCTTTGAGCATCTTGGTGAGTTCATACCCTGAGCCTCCTACAAACGGCGCTCGCTGCTTTGCCTCTTCAGCGCCCCAGGCTTCCCCCACGAGACAAATGGTCAAAGTCGATCACTCACCAGCTTCGCGTAGCCCGCGATGTCATCCCAATGATCCTTGTGGTCCGGGTTCCCTGCGAGGATTCTTCCGATCTTGTGCTGGATCATTTCTAGGGCTTCGCGTTGGACTTGGGATAACTCTTTGTAGGAGGTCATCGCGAACATGACCTCCTTCAACTCCTGGGTCACCATTGCGTGGCGCGAGAAGTCCCCGTGAGTCTTGCCGCGTTCGGCTAGGAGTTCGCTTGTTTCCATGTCGTCGTCTCCGTTCTTTCAGTTCCCATTGCTCAGCGCAAGGTACACAGCGATGACGTGGCCGACGATCCGACCACGTCTCGCATCCGCAATCTATGCAGATGGTTGTGGGCACTTATTCGCCGTACCTCGCCGTCCCGTCGATCTGAGCGTAGATGCTCCGACCGTCCTGTGAAGGTTGGTGTTTAATATCCACGATTAAGGTTCGGCCTGGGACCTGCTCAAAGGCTTCTCTATAGTTGTTGTAATTATCGCCTTCTTCAAGCCCACAGCTAGACAAGAAATCCCGCATGCGTCGAACACCACCCTCCAAAGCCTTCCCGTCTGAGTCAGAGTAGTAGAAGGTCAGTGGCAAAGCGGCTTCGCCTAGAGGGCCGAAGGCCTCCAACTCGTCGGTATCGACTGTACTTTCACCGTCTTCGCCTTTCAAGGGCTCGACGATTTGTATCTGGAATTCAACGAATTCGGTCATCTTCTTCGTCGACTTTCCGTGGCGAGGCATCCCCTTAACGATCCCGACGTAGGAACCGGCGGGGAGCTTGGGGAATTTGATTTCAGAAGAGGGCATGTCGAGGATAGATGAGAAGTTTGCCATGATGTGAGGTTCCTGTGGGTTGTGCCATGAGCTACACGTTTGGCAGAGGTCATTTGGGTCTGAGGATCTTGAAGATGTCTGCTAGTCCACTTTCGATCGGCACCTCCTTTGGCATGGTGAAAGGCTTGGCGTTGGCGAGGTCGAACATGGCCGAAGAGACCGTCTCGATGACTCGCTTGCCGCCGGAGTTCTTGTAACGGAAGATGTTGTTGAAATACCTCGGGATCAGCGGGCTAAGAGCGCTCCCTACGCTGTTCGGGTAGCCCTTCTTTGTTCCGTCTGGGTTCTCGATGTACTTGATGTGGGAGATAACGATTACATTCGTCGCGAAGCTCTCTCCTGTGAGGAGAGCGAGGACGTTTTCTACAGCGTCTTGAGCGTCTTTATAGACTGCTCTTGCATCATATTTACCATCACGGCCACGAGGGACCATGGGCTCTCTGAAGTCGTAGGCGGCATCCGACATGAATGTGAGCGAGTCAACGACAAGGATTGTATCGGCCCCCCATGTTCCTGGAACTCCAAGGTCAACGTCACTGTATTTCCATCGATCAAGCATCTTGAGCCCATCCATGAAAGCTCGTGGATTTCCGTCGATGACGCTTCCGGATGGGGTTGCTTTTCGTCGATCCCGTAGAGTTCTGAACTCGACGTTGCTAAGTGACTTCGGGGAGTCTCGCTCGACGAACTGCTTGAGCACGTCGAGCCCATTGTCGTAGTCCAGGATGCGAAGCTTGTATCCTGCAAGCACGAGTGACGCGAGGGAGCCGGTCTTTCCACTTTTGGAGTCTCCTTCTAAGAGGATTTTGGTGAATTCATTCGATTGGTGGTTGGCTAGGCTGGGCAAGTTTTATATCCTTTAGCGTGAGGCGCATTCTTGGGTCGTGTGGCTCTCGTTCTGCGTAATTGAGAACTACCTTCTGGTAGTGGGCATGTTCCATATGTAGGCGCCAAATCTCGTGGCGCATGTTATACCAGTGGCGACCGATTGGAGTATTCATGAACTCCTGTTCCTCCTTCCACCACCTGCGTAGCTGTTCGACGGAGGGGAAGTCTATCGGGGCTTCAGCGGATTCCATCTCTCGTGCTCCTGTGTGAAATTGCTCTCTAGCCACCTCTGGCGGACACTCGGGCTCTTCTAGCAGACCTCCCTGAATCTACACCCCCCATACATGCCGCAGGCCGTGTCGTTCATTGGCCAGAAGTCCTCCTCGGCGTATCCTTCGGCTGCACGTAGCCATAGTTTGGTATCTCCCAACCATTCTTCGAGTTGGTCGTTAGTGCGATAAGTAATCCCACGAACAGGACGGCTAAAACCAACAGCAATCTGTACAGCATCTATGATCACCCCCTTGATTGGCGATTTCATTATCGTCTGAGACGCGATCGTGTAGACCGTCATCTGGTTGTGTGGATTGAAGTTGTCGAAGAAGTACGCTCCTGGGGTCGAGGTGGTGGTTTTATGGTCCATTACGAATAGGTCGCCGGAGAACTTCACGACCTTGTCGAGGTGGCCGCAGAGGAGGTAGTTCTGCGAATGCCCCTTGTTAGGCCCATCAAATGCTGGCTTGGGCCCAAACTCAAGCTCAAACTGAAAGCTCAACTCAACCGCCGGCTTCCCGTTCGCTAGAATAACCGTCTCCGCTGCATCATTCTCGTAATGATCCAGGTACCAAACAACCGTGCGTAGCAAAGCTTCCTTGCTCTTGAGTTCCTCGGACTTTGTGCGTGGGGCGGGTTCCCAACCCTTGATTCTTCCCACAAGAGCACGAACGGTGTCGAAGACGGAATCGCCATGGGTGAGCTTTGCGGCTCTGGATCGTTCGTAATCTTCGATAGCATAGTGGAACTCCTGTCCCCACCGGAGGTGGATTGCGTCGCCGCGGAGCTGCCAATTGTCGATCATCGTAAGCTGGTAGTAGCGGGGGCACTTCTTCAGCGCCTCTAGCGAGGTACTATCCCACGCATACTGAGTTTTTGTGCCCTCAAGAAAGCACGACGCAACTCCTTCAGCCGCGTCCTTGGATTGGTCGGTGCGTATCTGATCTGTGCCTTCGTATGCTCCTCGTAGTAGAACTGGCTGTTCCATACTTGCTTCACTCCCATCGTCGGTCGCAGGCAGGTGTTCCTTCGGTCGGCTCGATAGATCTCGGCGGGTCTCATTTCAAATCCTCCTCGACTTTCATGGTCTCGGTATCGACTATGTGAAGCCACCCCCACAACTGCCGCTCAACTGCTCTAGCCTCTTCCAAGGTGTCATAGTCCCCAACAAAGTCACCCCAACCGCCAGATGGATAGTAATCATACCCCTCGAAGCGAAGAAAGCGTTTCATTGTAGGCTTCCCCCAAACTCCGCGCTAGCCACCATTGCGCTGATTTCATCCGCGATTTGCTGCCTTGGCGGCTTGTCCATCCGGAACGTGTCGCAAAGCATGATATAGGTGGCCACCAAGACAGCTGTGCCTTCTACTGGATCCTCTGCTAGCTGCATTATTAGCTGAAGCACCATCTCGGCCTTGCGGTTATCAACTAAGGTCATAATCGCCTCACTGTTCCAACAGTCTTGTCGGTCTTGATCTGCAAGGCCTTGACGAGGTTAACCTCTTCCTTCTTCGGCTTCACCCCGGACTCGTAATCCTTTCGAGACTTTCGAAGGTAGGCAATGATGTCGTCGATGTCTTGTGGAGTGACTTCATCGGCGGCGCGATTGAGGGCTTCGAAGACGGAGTCATTCATGGCTCAACCTTTTCAATTAGAGAACGTAGCTCGCTCTCAGCCAAATCAGCCCTCGCATGAGCCTCTCTGATCGAGGCACGGTTCTTGTCGTTAAAGCAATCTTCCGTATCCATCACCCAAGCTCGGATAACTGCGTTCTTGAACTCGGTCAATGCTTGCTCAATTGGTGTCATTTAATCCTCCAAAGGTCGATATTCCCCATCCGTCCTCACGGACGTGATATTGGTCGCGCGAAGCACCTTCACTTCGGTCTCGCTCCTCACGATGTAGAACCCAAATAGCTCCGGGTCACCGACCTCTTTGCGGTAGGCGTAGAGGGCCTTCTCGACTTCCCTCGGATCGTACTCAGAGACGGCGCACCCGCGGGGCTCCGTCAGGGCTCGGTCCCAGATCGCTTTCGGATCGAAGCGCATCGGCTTCTAGTCCATCTCTTTCGGGTTGAAGGTCGAATTCATCTTCAGGATCATCCTTGTGGAGGTCGTCAAATAGTGCCTCCACAGTATTAAATGTCTTTAGCTCACCCCGACGTGCGGCTTCAATCGCCTGCTTAGTAGCCTCATTGGGCTCGATCTCCGCCGGCATTATCTCCTCAATCTCTTCATTCTTCAGCTCTCGCTTCTCTAGCCTTAAGAGCCAAACACTTCGCTTCTCGTCAAAGACTATCCTTGCGACGACGCCGTAGTATTCCGAGGTGTGATGGCGAGGATCGGTGTTAACAAAGGCCTTTCGGTTTAGCTCTCGACTTAATGCTCGGGCCTTGTGAAGACGCTGTCGGAACTGATAGGCCTCATCCCATGACATGCAGACCTTCTGCACTCCATGTGGGGCTAAGAGGGCCTTTGCGAATAGATCGAAGCAGTCCGCGTAGTAGGCCGGATCACTTGGGAGGGGCATAGAGGCTCCTGACTGCCTCTTCGGCGGCAAGACGCTTGAGCACGATCTCACCGAGGCGTTGCGACATCTCCTTGCGTTGCTTGTCAAACTCGTCGAGCGAGAATGTCACTGCGAGATCAGAGCGCAACGAGGCTAGGTCCTGACGAATTAGTTGGAGTTCGTAGAAGAGGTCTGCGAGGGTAAGTTCGCGACCTTTGGGGTCACAATCTGCAGAACGTTGTGCTAGCGTTCCTATCACCTGCCGTTTGATTAACTCATTTGCTTTTTGGACAAGGTCGTCCTTCATCTCTTTCGCCTCCTCATGTTATGGCCTTCGAGTCGATCTCAAAGTAGGCCTCCTTTGCGCGGGTTTGGATCACGTACCGCAAGTTCTGCTCTTGCTCGCTGTCGCCGATCAGCCAAGGGTCAAGATGGTAGACGGTGCTCCACTCTAACCCCTTGGCCTTGTGGCCAGTGATGAGAGTAATCGGACCGTCTTGGCGAAGCACGAACTCAGCCCTAGCGATCGCTTCCTCAAGCGTTCTTGAAGCCATGGCGAATATCCGTAAACATTCCGCCATGTCCCTTGCGGCAGCCGTGTCCTTACCTCCCTGCCATGCCTCAATACGTGCAAGAACTGCGGATCGAGAAAGAGTCGGTTCCCCAAGGCGTCGCAGAGTATTGATAAGTTTTGGTCCAATATCTGATCCTGCCACTCGACAAGGCCTGCCTGAAGATAAAAGACCGAGCGCAAGTCGAAAGAGCGGCGCGTTGTTCCGGCAGATAATTGCGCTGCCATCAGCGATTGCTCTATGCCCCAGGGAATGAAGGGTTTCGACTCGGCCTCCGGGGCGGTTCCACTTGAATTCTGGCACTCGCCATCGGGCGTTGCGGACGATCTCCGATGGACATCGGAAGCTAACAGACAAGGTACGCCTCTCCATTCGGAAACGTTCTCGATTCCTTGCCATCCCATCCTGCACGGCCCCACGGAAGCCATAAATCGACTGATAAGGATCTCCGACACTGATCAACCTCCCTGCTCTCGCAAGCTTCCTCACCATTTCGTGATTAACCGCGTTGAGGTCTTGCTCCTCATCCACCATCACGATCGGGAACCTTGGGAAGCTTCCGCCGAATAGGGTGGGCATGTAAAGCTGATCGTCAAAATCGCAACCTCCTTCGTAGGCGGCGCGAATTGACAACGCCAGGATTTCGTCCACGCACGACCGTTCCAATGAAGATCGACAATTGGTTGTGCTCCAAAATTCTTCCCCAGCCAAGCGCTTAGCTTGTGGATAAATTCCCTTCGGGATATATCCTGCCGCCTTAGCGAGGCCAACTGCTTCGGCAATCTCGCCGTAAGCGTCCCAGAGCGAGCGCGAGTCGTCTTTGGAGTAGCCCTTGACGACTTGCTTGAAGATGTTGTAGGTCTTTTTGCCATCGATTGTGACCCTCCCTGGAATCGTTCGTATCCAAACTCGGTGGCCAATTGAATTGATCGTTCGGCATTCGCCTGGAAAATCTTTAAGCTCTTCAGCCTCCTCGATAACCCTCTTGTTAAACGCGCAATAGAG